TTACATGTTCATACCGCCGTCAACCTGGATAACCTGTCCTGATACATACGAAGACATATCAGAAGCCAAGAAAGTAGCCACATCCGCCACATCTTCAGGAGTACCTCCACGACGCAAAGGAATCTTCTTAGCCCACTCAGCTTTTACTTCGTCAGACAATTTGGCTGTCATATCCGTAATGATGAATCCCGGAGCGATGGCATTGGCACGGATACCGCGAGAACCCAATTCCTGAGCGATGGATTTAGCCAAACCGATCATACCGGCTTTTGAAGCAGAATAGTTACATTGACCGGCATTTCCGTGAACACCCACTACAGAAGCCATGTTAATAATGCTCCCACTCTTCTGACGCATCATGATCGGAGTACATGCGTGGATAAAGTTAAAGGCAGACTTCAAGTTCACAGCGATTACCGCATCCCACTGTGCCTCACTCATACGCATCATCAAGCCATCTTTCGTGATCCCTGCATTGTTTACCAGAATATCAACAGAACCAAAATCATCCTTAATCTGATTAACCACTTTCTCAGTATCCTCAAAATTCGCAGCATTAGAAGCATAACCTTTCACCTTTACACCCAACGCAGCAATTTCTTTTTCTGTATTCTGACCGTTTTCATCAATTACCAAGTCTGTAAAAGCGATATTTGCTCCTTCGGCAGCAAACTTCAATGCAATCGCCTTACCAATACCACGAGCGGCACCTGTCACAATCGCAGTCTTTCCTGTTAATAATCCCATAATTTTTGATTTTATAATTATAAAGTTAATTTTATTCCTTATTCTGTTCTTTGCGTCCCAATGCGCCATACACAATTTTTGCCACGTATGCCCATCCTGTTTCATCGTCCAGCTCCTCACCTATCTGACCACGTATATAAGGCGCTTCAATTCCCTTCACGCAATAGTGCACAATATCCGCCACGATATTCACATTGTCTATATCAAAGATTCCCTTTTCCTTTCCTTCCGTCAACACCTGCCTGAACAGCTTTGTTTCCGTTCGGTCAAAATTCTTCCGCACTGCCTCCACTCTCCATATATCACGGAAAAAGCCGGCACGCAAAGTTCCGTTCCTGAACACCACCATCTTGATAGAGTCCAGATGTGTTTCTATCAGCCGCAGTATTTTCGTATCAGGAGCGATATCCTGTTCAGCCACTTTCTCCATAGCGCCCGACAGCATCTCTAACTCCGACTCCACCACTGCCATATAAATGTCTTCTTTGCTCTTGAAATACGTATAGAGCGTGCGTCTTCCTTTCTTGGAAGCCACCGCTATATCATTCATTGTCGTATCATCCACCCCGTTCTTCGCAAAAAGCTGACGGGCGACGTCTACCAATTTAGCCCTAGTCTTTGATACTGCCATATAAGTTCAATTGCACATTACATATATATGTGAGCAAAATTACATTTTTTCTTTGTACCACACAAACAAATAAAGTATAATCTTAAAGTAAATGTTAATTAACATATTACATACACTCTATATATCAACACATTAGATAAAAAGATTATTTTATTTGAGAAAAAGATGCAGAAATAATTTGGAGATTAGAAAAAAAGCCGTACCTTTGCACCCGTAATCAAAACACAACATCGCGGAGTGGAGCAGTTGGTAGCTCGTTGGGCTCATAACCCAAAGGTCGTCTGTTCGAGTCAGGCCTCCGCAACTAAAAAGAGGATAAATGATTGAATCACAATCTTTTATCCTCTTTACTTTTAAAACAGTCGGACAAAAGTCGGACAAAAAATAATTGAATTCATTAACGGTATACATTTTCGAACTCGAAAAATGTATAAAAAAATGTTTTCAGAAAGAAAAAGAAAAGGAACTTCTCTGTATGATGTTGTAACCTACACTCTCCCCAAACTGCACACTGGCAAAAACTGGTATGTGGATTTCAAGTGCTACGATCCGCAAGAAGGAAGTATGAAACGAAAAAAATTCATGCTTGACTCAATCACAAAAATTTCGGAACGTAAGAAAAGAGCCACTGAAATCATAACAGTCACCACACAACGCCTCAGGAACGGCTGGAACCCATGGGCGGAAGCCACAACAGACAGACAATGTGCTAACTTTGTCTATGTCACAGAAATCTATAACAAGTATCTGGAAAAACTCACTTCTGCCAAAACACTAAAACAGAAGACACTCTATGATTACCAATCAAGATTAAACATGCTGCTAGAATATAATAACAGCAGGCACCTGCCTATTATGTATATGTATCAATTCGACCAAGCATATATAAGCGACTTTTTGGATTATATCTTATTAGACCGTGATGCCAGTGCCCGGACACGGAATAACTATCGCACCTGGTTATCTACCTTCTGTACCTGGCTGAAGGAAAAAAAATATATCGAGGACAACCCGACCGATAAAATCCGCTCTTTAGCGGAAGAAACGAAATTCCGCTCCGCACTTACGAAAGAGGATCTTGCACAATTACATGAATATCTGAAAGAGACCAACAAACACTTTTTATTAGCCTGTCAAATGGAATATTATACCTTTATCCGTCCGGACGAGCTAAGCAATATCCGATTAGGAGACATTAAAATCAAGGAGCAAAAAGTATTTGTATCATCCACTATCAGCAAGAACCGACGCGACGGAATGGTCGGATTGAATGACAGTTTGGTCAAACTGATGATTGAATTAGACATCTTCAGGAACAGTTCAGACTATTACCTTTTTGGCAAGGATTTCAAACCCTCTATTCAAAAAGCAGACTCACGCATTTTCAGAGAATACTTCAACAAAGTACGAGCTTTTTTGCGATACCCGAAAAACTATCAGTTTTACAGTCTAAAGGACTCCGGCATCCGTGATCTGGCAAATGCCGAAGGCATCGTGATAGCCCGTGATCAGGCACGTCATGCGGATATCAGCACCACCAACAAATATCTGAAAGGAGATAATATGACCGTACATGAAGAAACCAAGCATTTTGAAGGAAACTTATAAAAAGAAGGTTAATACATAGTAATTTTACTATGTATTATTTGCACATAATAAATTTACTATGTATCTTTACAATGTCAATAAAACAAGAACCATGAATGAAAAAGAAGAAATTTCAGCCTTACTCCATCGTTTAACACAGTTAAAAATGGAGTTGAAGATGACAGAGTTCACTTTCAAAAACAACAAAAAGTTAACAGAACAACAAGTAAATTCCATTCTAGATGAAAAATTAAGAATAGAAAAATTCATCCGGATTCTGGAAAACAGATTGAAAGAGTTAGAAAATTAATTGTTAAACCAGTCCCCTTAAACAAGGGGACACAACCCTATATAATATGTCAGACATCAAAAAAGAATTGAAGGAACTGGAAGAGATCATGCATTCAACAGATGAAGACAGAGAACAAAAATTCGAAAAGAAGTTTCTCTACATCCGAGAACATTACACCAGCGAAGAAGATAATGAGGCTATTTATAACTTTACCCTAAACGGATACAAACAAATCAATAATGAACTGGAAAACATGACTCGCTATTTGGAACTCCAGAATCAGATCAAAAGCGTAAAGGAAATAATACCTGTCTCATATATCGCCCGGAACTATTTCGGGAAAAGTGCCGCTTGGTTGCAACAACGTCTTTACGGTTATAAAGTAAGAGGTAAGGTATATACCCTTAACGAAAAGGATATCAAAACCTTAAACCTCGCACTACAGGATATTAGCAAAAAGATTGGTTCACTCACCATCGCACTGTGATGGTCTGTTTTATTGACACGATCCCCGTAGTTGAACCGCTACGGGGATTTTCTATTCTAGTCAATTCTATAAAATATACCTTTCATCACCTTGTTTATCCCGTTCACATCTATCTCCGCCTCTATTTTCTCACACAAATATTGCTTGTTACCAATTAAGAACACTTTATTCACATCCGGCAGTTTATCCGTAATGAACTGAATAGTATAAGGAATATCGGAATGAAACAGGTTAAGTGATGACAATTTGTTGCCAATACTATCCGGACATACATCATTCAAGCTCAACGAATAAGGCATAAGTGTTGATACCAGCCCTTCAGGTCTTTGTTGGTAATCGGTAAACGGATAAGCATAATCAAATGATTGCCCGTTAACGGTATGGCGGTTGAATATACCGGTATTGATCGCAACCTCCATAATATCACTCTTTTTTTGCTTCTCCTGCAATTCCACATTACCTTCAATAGCCTCCTGGATATTGAAGGCACTCTGCTCGTAACCCACTTTATGAAAGCTCACGACCGGGATATTAAAAAACAAGGGAGTGTCTGTGCGCACATAATCAAAATTATGTGAAAGAAAAGTGTAAGTACCTATATTGTATTGTACTATTTTGGCCGGAACGATCCGCAAAGAGGCGCTCGTTTCTGATTCCGGATTCCGAATCAAGTCAGCATATAAGTTGACTTCACGAAGACTGTTTTTATCACCCTCATTATAATTAATGTAATACCGCCTGCCAACCACAAAGAGCGTCTTTTTTCTGTTCTCATCAGACATGGCGTTATAAGCTTGCACCAGTTCGTCGTAAGTATTGTATTCAGTCTTTTGAGCCGCCTCTATCAATTCCCTATCCAACCGTAAGAAGCCATCATCAGTCACAGACGACAAATCATAACTGACATTGCCGGAACTGATATCTTTATCGTCTTTTTTATCTTCAATCTCCACAGAAAACTCATGAAGTACAGCGTCTTCATTAATCACCTCTTTATCAGAAAAAGAAAAATAGTCATTTAATTTGGCGAAACGAACCACTTTTGTATGTTCATCCACAATAGTAATCACACCCAAAAACTTCTCCAATTCATCAAAGAATTCTGAAACCGTCCAATGTGGGAGCGCACTGGATATTCCTAATGACGCCACCGCACTACAGACATACACATTACGCAAAAAATTATTATCGAAAAAAGAGGTATCAAACGTGTAACCAAAATGCTCCACTATTTTTGTAATCACAGTCATTAAATAAGGCTGAATACATGTACGCAAGAACTCCGGACAAGGAAGAAATCGGTTAGAGCCATCTTCGTATTGAGCATTATTATTCAAATTCTCCGGATTCACATCCTGATAGAAAACAGGAAGCCAGACAGATTCAACCTGATCAACCGATCCATAATAATCAACCATTTCAGAAGCCGGCAAAAATCCTCCAATGGGACGACCTACAACCGGTGTCCAATCGCTACCTAAATCCAACTCATCCACATAGATATCATCATTGGTCAGCAAATTAAACTCCGCATTTCCGGACACCAGCTGCACTTTAACCCGTGTTTCTTCTACAGACATCAATACGGCACTGCCGGATAACAAACATCTGGCATCAACCATAAGGACGGCCGTCAAGATGGTTTTCTTCTTGGTCACATCGAGCCGGTTAATATGACCAAAAATCGCGTAATTGGCCGACATTGGAAGTTCTATATCCAATGAATAGTTGGAACTGCGTGTAAAATACGGATTCTCAGAAGCCAACGTAAAATAAAAATCTTCTGACAATACAGCCAGTTGCCCGTTTATATATAATTCCGTCATAACTTATTGCGTGATTTATTGTTATTTAAACGATTGTATTCTTTTTGCGCCTGATTAATGCCATGTTTGCCTGTAACATATGTTTCAGCCACCAACGGTTCTTGAAGGCGAGACTTAACTTTTTTCATTGTCTCAGCACATTCAACCACCAGACGATGCAGTTCCAAATCCACCCCGGTTCCACCTTCGGATACTGGCACCACAGCAGACGGAGCAACCACAGCCGACACATCGCTAGCAGTCAGGCTGCCCACTGTATTGGTACGCTGCGCATGATCAATCAAATTAAGTACGGGACGAATAGCCGGGTTTGCCACCGCAAAACGGTTGGCAACAAATTCATTGGAATGTACAATACCCTGAGGGCGATCCCATTCACCAGGACCTGTGAAGCCTCCAGTATAGAAATTACCAATCATCCCCTTAACTGCTGCAAATGCAACTTTAATGGCCGCAATCTGGGCAGCCGCTTTCGCTATACCGATAAAAGACAAAGGAGCAGTAGCCGCTGCATTTTTTGCTGTGATTTCAACAGCTGCGATTTCAATAACTTTCTCCAAGGCATCAACCGCCATTAGCAGGGTCTCACGGAGAAAACTCTTCATTGTCAGTTCTCCATTAGCAATCATTTCACCTAAAGTCTGCCCATAATCCTCAGCTATCCCCTTAGCCATATCCGTATATTTTTGGGCCAAGGCCCTTTCTTTATCCTGAGCCTCTTTTCTTTTTTGGTATTCCCGTTCATCCTCCTTCAACCTGTTAGCGTTAATTTGCTTTTGGAAGTCTGCTTTTTGTTGTTCTGTTAATTGATAATTGGCCAGCATATCGCTATAATAACCGTATTCCAAATCAGACAAAACCTGAAGATAATCTTCTTCAGATGTCAGGTTTTGATAATGATAACGGGCAGCTGCTTCAACATCTAACTGATATCGCTTTTCTCTGGCTGTCAAAGCACGTTGCTGTGCCTCTTTATACTCTTTATCATCTTCTTGCCTGCAACGCTCTTTGAATTTAATTTGTGCATCTAAAATCTTTTGATTGATTTTTTCAATCTCATCTGGCTCCATACCAGCAATATCTAGCTGTCTGTTCAAATGCTGCATCTCTAAATCTTCAACCAACCGGGCATACTCTTCTTGCGTCATCAAGTCACTGTCAATATACAATTGCTTGAGATGTGTCAATTCAGACAAATATTCTTTTTCCTCCTTAACCAACGCATCTTTTTTCGCTTTTGACCTCTCCCCTTCTGTTAAAGTGCCACCTCCATTGTTTTTACCATCGTTTTTTACTACATCGGGCTGAATGTCGCTAGCTGCAATTTCAGCATTAACATCTTTAATGGCCTGATTTAACTGATCAAGACGAGCCTGAGTCTTATTCAGTTCTTGATTGGCTATCGTGAGCTGGCTACGTGCTTGCTGAGTAGACGCATCTGTAGCTTTAGCCAACGCTCTTGTACCTTGTGTGCCCAAACTAGTAGCCCGAGCCGATGCCATAAACTGTGCCGCATTAAAATTGGCATTGGCTCGCTTCACCTCTTCTTGTTGTTTTCTCTCCAGCTTCTCCGTCTTGCGTTGTTCCCGATACAGTCCTGCCAACTCTTCTCTAGCCGCCTCCAGTTTGATTTGTTTCTCCAATTGCACCAAATAGTCTTTGATGGCACCCGTATTGTCATTCATCAACTTGCCCTCTTCATTTAGCATACCGTTGTAACCCGGAACGATTTGTTTCAATTCATCAATACAGCGACGGCGTTCATTATAGGAGAAATTCTGATTATGAATCACATTTGTCAGCAATCTAATTTTTGACTCCTGCTCGCCATATTTATCATTCAAATCATTACTAATGCGCAACATTGATTTCTGACTTTCTGTAACCCTGTTTTGCTCTCTTTTTAAATCAATCAGCCTACCGATTAAAGCTGCTACCCCTACCGCTAAAAAAGCATAAGGATTTGCCTTAACAAACTTACCTAGAGAAAGTAGCGATGCAACGATTTTTTCATTCCAAACCACCTGTAATTTCGACCAGGCAACATCCGCTTTTTTATAAGCGATCAAAGCGAGCAATGTCACACAGGTACTTGCTAACGCACCCTTGTATTTAACCAACCAATCAATCAATGCCGGAGCCATACTAAGTAATTTAGTAGTCCATCCCGTCAACATATTGAGAGAGGGATTTAATTTTTCCATTAATTCAATGCCTGTCTCTCTTATTTTATTCTTCAGCTGAGCCAAACGCGCCTCGTTGGTTTCAGAGTTAATTGCCGCCTGTTCCATGGCCACGTTAGTACCGGTCACCGCCTTGGTATAATATTCAACTTTGTCAGCACCGTCTATCAAGGTCTGTGCTACCGTGTAGGTTTCTGCACCAAAACGCTTCACGATTTCTTCTGTAGATAGTTTTTGTAAGTTCTTCAGAGCCGTTTGCAAGCCCACTATCTTGGGATTTGTCTCATCTGCTCCCGTCTGTAGGCGAAGGAAAAACATCTTCAGTCCAGTACCAGCCACCTCATTCACAATCCCTTTCTCTGCTAGAGTCTCGATGCTACCTACCAATTGCTCAATGGGAACATTAGCCGTAGAAGCGGAAACACCAGCTTTAGTGACGGCTGCCGTAATGCTCTGTACAGCTGCGGAACCGTATTTGGACCCCGCAGCCATCACATTGGCATAGTCGGCCGCCTTCTCGGATGATGCCCCATATTGGTTCATTGATAACGTAACCGCATCAACCGCTTCTTTTAAATCCATCTTGGCAGCCTTGGACAAACGCATCGCCTCAATGGTCACGGCATTCAACGCCTCTTTATTACCCAACAAATCCGGTTTGGCAGACCCTACCAACATATATGCCTCAAGAATCTCTTTACTGGACTGAGTAACCCGAAGTCCAGACTTGTGCATCGAAGTAGACAATATCTCGGCCTGTCGGGCAAGCCACTGAATGGATACATCATCCAAACCGGTAAGAGCCTTCAGATTGGCTGCCGACGCCTCTTTATCATCACGATCTTTGCGCATTTTGTTCAACGTCATGGATATACCGGTAATGGCAGCTATACCGGATGCCGCCAACGCCCCCCATTTGGCAAATCCATTATTAAACCGGGTCAACCACCCCTCAGATTCTTTAATTTCATCATTTACTTTACGAATCTCCGCATTGACCAACTTGAGTTGTGCCTGGTACTTCTTCCACTCTTCAGAACCTCGGGCTATGTGACCGGAGTTCAACTTAGCATTGATATCTTTCAACAGCCGTCGAAGTTCTTTTGGAGTGGCCAAACCAATATTGTTCATAGCCGCATCAATATTCCGAGCGTTATCCCTCATAGCGCGCAATGCTATATTGGTCTCTTTCAGATCTTTTTGTAACTGCTTGACTTTTTTGGTATCACCCGCATTTTGGGCTTCAACAATTCTGGCTTTTAAAGAGAGCGCATGTTGTTCCATCAATTGCATCTCTTTTCTAGCCTGCTCCCCATTCACCTGGAGTTCAACGGTCGCTTTTTCATGTATAGCCATCTTTTTTTATTTCAAAAATAAGGTTATAAAAACAGCCAGTAAAAGACAAGAAAAACCCGACTCATCACGAGCCGGGGCAGTCCAATTTATAAATTTAAAGTCTTATGATGAAGATTGTCTGTTGCGCCAATGCTTTCGTATTATCAGCACAACGACAAGCAAAACTGTTACACAAACACAGGCAAAACCGATTTGTTTAAGCAAAGTGGATTCTTTTTTATCCTTTACCCCTTCAGTCTTGGTTTCTTCATGTTTGGTGGAAGTGGCTTCCTTGTCAACTTTCACCTCCGTACAGTCTTTGGTTGCAGTTTCCTTCCTTTTATTCTTGCTGAAATCACCTTCCACATGACCGTCTGCCAATAACGGAGGTTTCCCGGTCAGGCTATCGGGTGGTTTTCGGGTATCATAGATACAGAAATCAATCACATAGTTACTATTAGTAGTAATGAGTTCGCTCAAAGAGGTACTTGATCCGTGTACGATGTTGACAGATTCACTGGCGCTATCTTTGCTGATTACTTCTACATCGGACTTGACAGCCTTATGCGAACTGCCACATGATCCGAACAACAGGAACAAACACATGAAAGGAGCCAGCAATATATGTCGGCTTACCCAGTTCATAACTCTAACCAACATAGTCTACAACTTAAGAACTTGCATCCTGTTATTTCCGTCAGCCCGATAGCTGACGTGCACCCAAGCGAAGTTAGACTCATCAATCAATTGATCATAGGGCAGGTTCTTGCGGATATACTCAAACAACAGCTTGTTTTGCTGGCGGTCGCCAGTGTCAATATCAGCAGCTTCCCCCACCATGTGCTGCGAGGTCTTACTTCCCTTGACGGCCGCATTAAGTTCCGGACAGCGATAACCACTGTTTACTGTTATAGGCTTTCCCCACCATGTGCGTAACGGGTCCAGTACGTTGTCCACCAAGGCAGTCAGAGCAGTCACATGCTCCTGTCTGCATCTGTTATTGATACCCAAGCGGTCAGCAGTCGTTGACTTGCAGAGTTCCGCAATTGTAAAATACTTCATTTCTTATCCTCCTTATCGTTTAATTTATCCACTAGATGGTTAAACTTGGTTGTTACATAAACTCCGATACCAAATATGCCTCCGGCATACATCAAACATTGAGCAAAAAACCACAATACGGATTCATGTATCTGACCTGTCGGTTCCACAATAAACCCCGCCACAGACAAACCAACACCGGACATTAACATACCTACCGCTGTATAAATCTGCACTTCCTCTTTTGTTTCTTTCTTCATGATATTTTTTTATGCCGCTTTATAAAAACAGGCACAAACCAACCAATAAATAACAATATAAAAAAAGACAAGAAAAATTGATTATAAAGCTTTCTGCTAAACCCAATAGTAGAAATCTAGTAGAAATATTAACATACAAACACTTATTTCTACTGAATGTCTACCACTATTCAATAAAATGATATTATCAATTGATATTCAACTTATCATCCAAGTTCCGGCGGAACTTAGGCGAATAATAGAATACAATATGGTAAAAATGCATAAACTGACCAAGGGTGGACAAACCATTTACCCGGCTACTATAACTGATGCGGTGGTTAACCCCAAAACGCGTAAGAGTCTGACTACGGAAATATCTGAATTACATGCAATGAATGTTATTATAGACATTCAAAAAAGTCTCAATATTAGTTATAATACTTTTGGTGAGTTAATAAAGTCACAAGAGTTAAAGTCCTATCTACGTAATACATATACAGATTTGTCAAGGTATAATGTGATTATGACATTTAGAAACATGCAAGGCGTGACCGAAACATATCAGTATAAGGGATATAACATTGATGTTAATTATATATCAGATGCGTCATATTGGGAACGATTGGACAATAGCCTAATGGTCGAATCAAATGCGTATTCGAATATAGCTGAAATTAGCCTAATAGGTGAAAACAAGTATATAGACTTTAATACAGGAGAAGTTAAAACATCTAACAGTAAAAATCATGCTGTTTATAAGACAGAATGTTCCGCTGGGAATATATTTATATATAGAGGTACAGTCTTGTATTCCGGTAGTTACCACAGAGCAGTCTATGCATTTTATAAATCAAGCTCTGATTTTAATAAAAATACGTTGATTTCTATTAAGGAAGCAGACGAAAATACCCCCTTATATTTTGAAAGATTAGAAGTTCCATCGGAAGCGAAAACATTGCTTGTGTTCTGTTTAAACTCCGATTCTATAAAAACCAAGTTTATGTTGACCAAAGAGTCAATTAAACAAGAACGACTATTGCCGGGTGATAGAATATTAATATCTGGAAACATTATCTCAGTTGACGATCAGGATCTATCGACAAGGCAGGAACTGTCAGACTTGGATAAAAAAAAAGCTGATATATCCATAGAAATGGTCAATCCAATAAATTGGTGGAATAAGAACAGCAAGATTGGTTTTTATGATGCAAATACTGGTGAATTTAAAGAAAATGAAAGTTATCTTTCGTCTGAGGTTATAACTGTAAGCGCCGGTAATATAATCCAATGCGGTTATTTTCTTTCGGTATCAGATGGAATTGGAGTTAATTGGGTTAAGTATAATCCAAATCAATTTATTACGCTTTGGCATTCTGACGGCAGGGTTGAGCGGATAAACAATACCGCCTTCCCTTCGTTCCCATATCAAGTTGAAGAGAATTGTAAGATAGCTTATACTTGGTATAAGGGGAATGTAGATGTGAACGATTTTGAGATGAACAAACAATATGGAGTGCTTATGATATCTGATGATACCCCCACTCGTTACGAAGAATACTTTATTCCGTATGAGCAAAAAAAACTGGCACCTGATATTATCGTAAACGGATCAGATACGTCAAAATTTGCAACTAAAGAAGATCTGGATACTAAGCAGAATAAATTAATTGTAGGAAACGGCATATCATTGTCGGAAAGTGGACAGATATCTTTGACTCAGGCAGGTAGTCTGTCCTTAATGCCTAATCCGACAATATATCGTCTAAACTATCAAATTGAAAGCCGTAAATCTTCCGACAATTATCCGTCTCTTCCATTAATTAAGGATGCCAAAGAATTACTATTCGTTTTAAATGGGAAGATTAATCCAGCAGCCTTATTCTTGTTTGGCAAGCATCGTATTGGAATAGATCAAACAAGTTATATCTATTCAGTTGACAAGACAGTAACCTTATCAGGACAGAGAGGTGGAATTTTACCTTTAAAATTCATGTTCAATGGAGACGCTATCGAATTAGGGCACAGGGGAAAAACTGCTATCAGTATACTTGTCAACGAAGGAAATGGCTGGATGAGACTTGGAGAAAAGGCTATTGATATATTGACAGAGAATGGATGGAGGAGCTATACACAGATTAAATTTGCTAGCGCGATTGAACGTGAAATCATAATAGAGAATTCATCATTAGTGTATTCGCTACGGTATTCTAATTCCTATACAGTGTCTGAAGTAACATTAAAACAGCCTCTGGCTGTTATTGCGGGAAGTAGCATTACAGAAGCTACGGCAGGAGGTGAATTTGCTCCAATGGGATGGGCATCAATATGTTGCTGGCACTTAGGAATGGAGTGTATAAACATAGGAGTTGGACAACGCGGACTTGTAACAGATACGGATTCCAGACCGTCTATTTCCTCTGCCATAGATGATATTACTTATTTTAAAGATGCGGATTATGTGTTATTAGGAGGTGCTATTAATGACCAATATGATGACGGTTATCGTAATAGAGTTAAAACATTTGTTGAATCTTTAAAAAAATCAATGCCGTCATCGCATATTATACTGCTTGGAGAATATACCCCACAGCCTGATTCTAATATATCAGGGAACACCCATGAAAAAAGAAATGAGGCTTTAAAATCCGTAGCAAGAGAATGTAGTATTCCATTTATTGACATGCAGAACAGTGAGGTATATAATCATATCCGTACTATAATTCGGAAAGATACCCAATGGATCAGTGGTACTTTTTTGGACAGTTCATCTGACGCTATGTCTCAAGAAGGGAATTGTGACTTGATATATCATCACGAAAATGGAAGTATAGACCATACTCACCCAGGCAGAATAGGGCATCAATATATAGGGACTCGAATGGCTAATGCTATGCTTGAGATATTGAAATATTTGTAGAAAATAGATTAAAAGTTTGAAATCACTCAAGGTGTAGACTTATGTTATGAATGGTAGACCATTATATAACTATAATGTAAGGGCTGATCTTGGTGTAGGTCAGCCCTTATGCTTAAAACCATTCCGCATCCGGATGCACTTCAACAGACAGACGGAACATTATTTTAGTGATTAACTTTTTAATTATCATAATTTTACATTTTTGTATCTTCGATGTAAGGATTGGTTAGATCCATAAGAACATATTGAATTAAAGCATCAATAACAACGTTAGCTATCTTCATGCCTCCTGCGGAATTTGGATGAACCTGGTCTTGCAGATACGTTGTGATATTAAGCGTTGATATCCCACTTAATGCATTTACATCAATTACGGGGACGGAATATATTGCACATACTTCTCTAATCACACTCCCGTAATCTTGTATCGTTAATCCTATATTATTTTTATAAGGATAATCAGCATTATTATGAGAGTTGTAAAAATTATGTGGTATGCAAGCGAATATCTTGGCATCCGGCAATCTTTTGATAATCTTTCTCAACATTAGCCCATAGGCGTATTTTAAATGATTTTCGTCCTGATCGTCAAGCTCCCCGATTTGGGCATTTGCCGTGATATCATTAGCGGAGGCATATATGACTAATACATCCGTATCGGTCGGAATAGTATTTATTCGACCGTCACCACACATATTATCCTGTATAGTGATAGTTCCTTCTTCGGGATGAGCGGCATTATAGTAGCCATTTTCGTCCACTTTCTTGGTTTGTGGGGAAATGGATGTAACCTTGGAGCCTCCGATACCTCGGCAATAATGTGTTGAGAATTGAAGATATTTCCACACATACTTCTGCCACGAGATCAGTTCTACGATCGAATCTCCAAATGAACAAAATTTCTTCCCCTTATACGCCATATTGATTATTTCATCTCTATCTAACTTTACATTTCTCACATTTTGCGGATTGCAAGGGTAATAATTCAACGAGACAAACGGGGAGTCCACACTGTTGAAATTAAAAATTATATATTCCCAATTTTTTTCACCTGTCATCACCTCCCTAAAGGTTTTTGTTTGACTGCCCCTATACCCAATCCACGTACCATCTGCTGCATACACGGCGACTGAAAATGCATTGGTAAAAACAGATGTTATGTTGTCAACGATTCTAATCAATCGTGTAGTATTATAAGCTTCGTTTGACTGTAACGATCCATTTACATTATTATACCCATCAATAAGATTATCATTTGTTATCAGATTTTTATCTAAATAAGTTTCAGGAAGCTGTGTTATACCGAATTCAAGCGGAATAAAATTCTCATTGAATGATAGATAATAAAAATCTCTTGCGTTATTATTCCAAGCCCTGCAATATGATGCTTCTGATGGTATCTCTCTTTTTGAGATATTCTTTCCCGTTGAAGCACCCATATTAACCGTACCAAGCAGCGTGCCATTATCTCTATAAAAATAAACCGAATATGCATTGGTATAGATATACTCTTCTCCTGCCGGTATATCAATTCTTTCTATAACAATCCCATTCCCATTTACAATATTTCCGGCTCCGTCTATTGTCTTATTGGCGAGCAAAAGTTCGTCATATACCTTGTTGATTGACACATCCTGCAACATGTGTCGTATTGTCATCAAGTCGTTTTTAACCTCTTCAAGAGAGTCAATGGTTAATACTTCGATCCAATTCTTGTCATTTATCCAATTTGAATTCTCTACACTATCAGAATTATATATTTCAATTATAAACCTGTCTTCGTTTTGATACGATAAAATGAATCCTTTTTTTCTGTTAATACTGCTTATCGACAACCTCGTATTAGATTTGTTTGCATTATACACGACAGAATCGTACATGTAAGAATCAAGCGGTATATAATTACTCGTTTCAGAATAGTACAGATATACCCTATATCTGTTTGTCAAATCTCTATAAGTAAAAACCAATCCGATTTTTTTATTGTAAGTATTCGGCAGAGCATTTCGAGCAGCATCGGGCGTGTTGTAATTATTGCCGGTTATTGCCGTGACATTGATAAAGGGAAATTTGGTCGATGGCAGCAATGGGCACCAGAATAAATCATCGCTCCAGTATTGATCATCCATAGATGTTCCTATATACATTTCAACAGTGAGTTCCCCAGTTGCTCCATTCCTATAACTTAAAATCTTTCCTGTACTTCTATTTTCTTTTGGGATGCCAAGTCTGGTTTTTGAAAAATCCGTATCAAATTGTGTTGAAATGGCACTTCCTTTATTTAACCCCGATATTTCTGTAGTCAGACTCTTACGCGTTTTGGGATTGACCACCGCATCATAGATAGTAGCCGGGTAAATGGTTTGTCCACCCTTGGTCAGTTTATGCATTTTTACCATATTGTATTCTATTATTCGCCTAAGTTCCGCCGGAACTTGGGACGTTGTTATTTTATGTAATTATTTATTAATCTTAAAATCACTCAGCACATCATCATACTCCTTATCTGACAGAGATACGCTCTGCACCGCATTGTATGCGGCATAATCCGGATAGGGCATGATCTCTGCTGTGCTCTCATCCGTCTTGCCGGAAACGAGGATAACACCTGTAATCTCCACCGATACAAGATTGCAGATACCTTCGGCAAAATCAGCATCAGAAAGATAGTATTCGCGTTTGACCGACAGAGTGCCGGGACGAAGTCCATGCCTGTCAAAAATGACCAACAGACTACCATCATCAAGCCTACGGCAGTTCTTGTACCCGTGCCCGTCAAACTCCGCAACAACACATCCCGACAGGACTGTACGATAAGTGAACCGGAAGGGAGTATTCACATCCCCATTCAAGTTCTTCTCTATGATCTTAAAATCGGACTGATAATTAATTCTCATAATACACTATAATATTGATGTTACATCATCTATCTCCTCGGCTGTCAAGATGCCGGAAAGGTCAACACTTCCACCGCCTCCGGTTGTTCCTGTAGGACTCCATTTCCCCTTTATCTTGCAATCATATATAGGACCGGGTATGGTATCCCCCACGACAGCCCAGTCGCCCACAACTGGAGATGGGACAGCAGCATGCAATGCTTCTTCCGTAGAAAACAATCCCTTGTTGCGGACACTGTTCTGCTTGACCTTATCAATCTCGGTAGAAGTCTTACTAAAATTGTAGTTAAGCCGATCTGCCGCCTCACTCCAAGTACCTGTTTTATTGATCGAATTAAGTTCCATATCACTTTATTTTATTTGGGCAATTGGTTTTGATCCCATACAATCTCAGAACCTTTAACCATAATTATGCGTCCTCCCATTATCTGGGTCTGATATATATAACCGTCACTTCCTTTTTGCTCGACAACCATACTGTCCGGGCGGAAATACAATACATCATTACTATTCGGGTCAAGCATAGAAACCATGGGAATCAACCCTTTCAGTCCGTATATGCATGATATATCTATCAGGGAGGCGTTCGTATTATCACGCATCTCTATTGAGGGGATTCCATATTCATTTTCCGGCTCAATGCTTATTGTATAGCCATTTGAAGACTTGACTTTTACTTTTCCAACAAATTCAGGATTTCCATCTGCATCCCATTTGATGTTCCCATTGGCAAGCTGCCCGGAACCATCCTCATTCAACAGTATCTTACCATTGGCTATTTCAACTTTTCCCCGGAAATATCCGCCCAAAGCATAGATATATCCTCTCAAGAATACATCACCGCCATGAGTGGCAACGAAGTTTGCCATGTTCGCCCATTCCGCATCCGTAGGCTGGTAATTAGGATCATTACGGAACCTCATCACGGTAAGAATCGCCTGTTCAAGTTTTCCTCCTGCCCAAAATGCCACATCATCATCATCATTGTATATGCCGCTAACTCCGGCTGTGACCTTCTGCATCTTACCATCCTTGTAGTTGCCTAGTTGGATCATATTGGCCAATATCAAACCGCCAAGGATATCCACAGATCCATCCTTAATCGCACTTGCGATATAGTTAATTGCTTGAAATCCGGCTATGGACTTGTCATTATCAAGAATTGAAGGCTTCCAATCGGTAGCGATAGTTCCACGCTCTAGCTGAAGGTCACAAACGGTTGCGGTACCACTGATGAGAAATATACCACTGCCATTGAAGGTGATCTTATGGGTATATCTCTGATAAGAGGATGTGAGAGGTTGAGAAACACTGAAAGAGCCGCACAAAACAGCCACAGACGTACCCTTTGCTTTATAACTGATAACATAACTTTCTCCTTTAATCAATGACACGGATTGGGACAAACTACCGATTGCAGCAGAGTACCCAGAGCCGGCAGCACTATCTGCGGATACGGTAGCCACACCCGTCCAATACTTTAATTGCTTGCTGAAAAGTTCGGTGTCCGCCAACAATTGAGTATCAGAGGACAATATTTCACTTTCATAATCTCCAGTAAACCCGGAGTTACGCAACAGATTGACACTTCCGACAGCCGCATTGTCTATCGCATCCTGAGCCTTTTGGGCCAGATCGGCAGCCGCCTGTATCTCATCCGGAAGACCTTCCATATTACGCCATCCGGTGGAACCTTGTTCGATATGAAACATACCCTTGATATCAACACCGCCTTTCTGGCTATAACGGATGTAAGTGCTCTCATCCTTGGCACCGATATAGGCATCACCATACACATTGATATAAGCGTGTCCGGTGGACTTGTCAAAGCCCAGCCCGATGACTTCTTTCCCGGCAAGAGAGAAAGAGTTGATACCTTGATAAAAAATAATGGAAGGCGAAGTTTCATTAACAGACGAAAGGATTATAGCTGCCTGACGGGTGATATCCGTCAAATGCCCAAGCCCGATGATATCATCACCGGCAGCCGGAACATCACTGTCCTTGTCAGCATTGGTTTTGCTCAAGTCAATATAGTCAGATCCTACACCTGTCACCTCACGCCAATAGTAGCGGTTGGATACATTGTGGGATGTCCCTTCTTTAATGTTAAATTCTTGGGCTAATGCTAATGTACCTACTGTAAATTCGTTATTGATTGTCACTCCATCAACTTCTGACAAAAAGAAACAACGGTAGCTCTCATCAAGTTCCTCCACCCTGACACACTTCATACCGGCCGGAGATATGATCTGTTCACCACCTACATGCGTCTTCTTCTTTACTTCAAGCTCGTCAAAGACAGCCTTAATCTTCACATACAAGCGGTCAACAACGGCTTGTGTCGTACCATCTTCCAATACAGTCCAACCGCTACCGTTTTTACCAATCAAAAAAACCTTCAGGAACGTTATCAGCTCATTGGCGATATCTTCTTTATCTTTACGAAGAAAATATTTTTCAAAATCAGTTATATCAGCACCTGCATCAATCATGGCCAACAACAAAGAACCGACACGCAATGCCGTATTCGCTCCGGCATTACGTTCATCCCTTATCTGCTCCGCCAATTTTTTTAATGTGTCTTTAATATCCGCCATTTACTTTTTTATTCCAAAGTAACAACAAAGCCAAAAGCCGTAAAAAGACATCATTTCTTTTGATGATGCCCCCATAAATGCGAACGCATGGAGGTGCTGCGCTTGTGATTCGCCTCTTCAATCTTCTCCGCAAGCAGACCACAGAACTCCTCACCATACATGTATGCCATCTGCTCTTTCAAGACCATGACCGAAGCAAAATAGGCACGTGAGAACCATTCACGGGGTTTGCGAGGTTCACCTGAGGTAATCTTGCCGGATTTTTGTCTGTGCACATAATTCTTGCCTCTCAAATCCGGATTCAAAAACTTCAAATCACCCTTGTTATGCCCTCTATGCCCGTCATTATACAACTGGCCGTCGATCTCATATCCCCGCCCCGTACCACAATCCTGATAAATGCCATATTCCATAAACTTATGCTGTATCACCGTCAGTTCACTGCTGCCCATTGTCACATTCTCCGTAATATCATTGTGCAGTAACACCGTATCAACCACGTGCAGTCTCATGATCTTCTCCCTCCAGATAGTGACCATCATCTCGGCCCACGCCTTCTTATACTTTGCCCGATCTTCAGCCGTGGACTTCGGCCTGTTCTCATTCCTCCCACTCATCACTGTCATAAATTAGAGATACCGGTTCGGAAACATCAATCATAAAATACAGGCCTGTGCATCCGGAAATAAAGTATTCACCCAGTTCGCGTGAATACACATTATCCGTATTCAGGTACACCAGTTCGTTATCCAGATTCTCACGGTCAACCAGCATCCTGCTGTGCACCTGGCGGAACAGCTGCCGGCACACCTCCAGTGCCGCTTGGCGTTCCGCCATATCACTGATACGGTACCGCATCATGAGAAACACGGTAAAAGTACGCTTTTTAAAATATCCTCCGGAACGCTTCTCGGTCACTCCGTCATTCGTATCATCTACCGCGAAAAAAGCGGATTCGCGCCGAAGGTTCTGAAGAACCTCTTCAAGCGAGTTTATGCCGGAACAGACACACGGATAAAAAGCGTGAGCCTTGGCCAATTTGTTTTTTTTGCACATTCCTTTAAAATAGGACAGCGCATCGAATAAATTATTTGCATCCATATCTCTGTTGTAACTCCTGTGCCTCGCGGGCCTTCTCATTCAGTTCGGTCAACGCCCGCCAGCAATCCATCTGCAATACTTCTCTCTCCTTTGTGATATCCCCGCCTGTCAATGCCCGAATCTCCGCATTGACGAGTTCAAGCATATTAAAGGCTTCACCCTCCAGTTGTTCCGGAGGACGGAACAGATAGGGAAAGCATTTTGTAAAATGATTCTTAACCGATGCAATCCACAAAAACACGGACAGCAGTTCTTCTTCCGAAGGATTGAACCGGCGGGGATGCCGCCCTTTGCGATCCACGTACAACAAAATTGCCATGGAACGCAGAAGAGCGTTATCGCGCGTGTGTAAAAAGCCCTGATAATAATTCTCAATACTGACATACTCCTTAAACGGAACATCATGCAACCGGGCATCCACCGACCGGAACCTGCCGATCCGCCACAAACAGAAAGGCATATCACCCGGACGCTCGATAAAATCCAGCATGTGCAGGAAAGACTGTACTTGCCACGAATGAACAAAGAACCGAACCTTTTTCCATCCGTTGCGAACAGAACAAACCCACCCGTCCTCCTGTCTGCGCAATACAGTGATTCCCAGCAGCCGGACAAAGATATATGTCTTTGCCGTGACCGGATCAAAACGGGTCATGATATAACACACATAACGCAATTGCCATTGCTCCAGCTTGTGCCATGCATCCGGCAGATGGAAGTTGATCAACCTATCCCCAAAAGTAGCAGGTGTCTTCTTTTTCATTTTTATAGTATTCAAAATGTTTTACCTTATACGCATCGCTATCCTTATACGCCGGAAAATCGTCCGGACACCTCTCCAACAAGTTAACCACATTCGCCAGTTCCACGCGGAATGCCGGCAACTGCTTGTTGATCCAAGAACCTATCGCCCTACGGAGCGCACAAACCAACGGTATCTCAGCTTCAGCCAGAGACTTATGCCGGATTTGTTCAAGCAAATGATCAAATAAAACTGCGGATATCTCGCGCCGGATATATTCTTCAGCCTCGCTGATTTGCGGACGAAGTTCGAGCAGATCAGTACGGATGGCTGTCGGTCGGCCTGCAAAATCACGCACATGGGCACCGGTATAGTAAAGGGAACTGATCACCAACCGGGCACAAACTGAGGAAGACCAAGCGTCATCACCAGTCATGCCCTCAATAATACAGTCCAGCGCATAATCCGCTTCACGCTGTATCTGCACGCGCAACGATTCAACCCGGTCACGTGATGCCGGAGATATATTCTGGTTATTGACAATACCGAACCCCGTATCCGTCAGTATCAGATCCAGCCCCGGGATCGCCTGATAAAACGCATCAAGACAGATATAACGGCACACATCTTCTTTAACGGGCAGCGTATCCACATCCGTATCACTCCCCAGCACCGTGCCGAAGAGCTTATGTTCAGCCTGTTCAAACCGATCTTGTATCGCATCAAACACATACACGTTTGCCGAAGCGGCTGCAAAAACGACCTTCTCAAAAGTCTGTTTATCAATTATCATCTTCATCGTTGTTATGGTTTATCCGGTTAGCTGTCGTTGATTTGGCATCGGTATTCTGATCCAGAGTCGTGAGCAGGATCATCGGCACATCCGGATAGACCTTCTCACCCCATCCGTTATAATGAATCACCACGTTATGCGGCATGTACATCAGATCATGAAAGGCAATCTCAAGCGACTGCTTGAGAGTAAACAGCTCGCGCTTGTCAGAACCGGAGTTATTGGACTGTGACTTGCCCGGAGTGGCCCCCACCAGATTGGGATGAATATTATCACCATAACAGGTGATATTGGACGCCTCTTGAATATCTTCAGACCAGTCGCCACCCTCTTTAGTCGTATCAATCACATTGATACGCACCATACGGTTCTCCTTGCCGTTAGGATCGATGTAATAACCGGTAATCCAGACCTTGCCGGAATTCTCGATGCCGGACACAAAATTTTTAATATTCTCTTTTTCTTTCTTAATGCGCTCCAGCTGCTTTACAGGCTCGGTTATGTGCTCTTCAGCCAACAGATTGGACCAAAAATCCTTGTGGACTTCAACCTGGTACTTAACCGTCGCATGATTCTTCAGCTTGGCTTTTTTCCCCTTACCAATCAACCGCTTGATGTCAAACCAGTCGCCTCGAAAAATAGAAGTATAGTTGGGTAACGGATAGTATCGGCAGCCGGGTGTCGGAAAACGGACCAAAATGGCAAACTTGCGGTCTTTGGTGGGTATAGACTTTTTTCCGTCCTTGCCGGGTTCACGCCCCATCCGGACCTCCAGATCACCCAACGGGTCTTTTTCGTCAAGCAGCGGCAGCACCTCGATCTCATCCTCACGCAAGGCCGACTTCCGGAAGTTGCCATAGAAAACATGATTGATACGCCCCTTGTCATCCGCCTTTTCAAACCGGCAATAACAGGCCTCCTTGTGCCGGAGCCTGACAATCCGGGAACCGTCAACAGACAGTATGATCACCGACACACAGAAAAAATAATACTTCATATCTGTCGCCTGTTCAAGCATGAAGGAAGGTATACTGTTATGCAGCATCCATTTTTTAATTTCCTTATCAACAGTCGGTCTGCCGGTATCATAGTCATTATACTTCTGCCCGGCACCGTAACAGGTAAGCACATTGAACAACTTGTTCTGAGACATCACCTCGTCAACCCCTATCAACCTGATCAGCTCATACGGTAGCCTGTTGTCAGCGCCCCAGTTCACGTATTTATAACCTTTCGCCCCCGGCAACGTCGTCGAGGACACATCTTCGCCATCCTCGTCAAAAACCGCCGAACTGTCCTCGACCGTCTCCATGGATGCCTGCACGCCGGATTTACCCACCTCAAACACGCCTGAAGGGATATAGTCCAGCCGCACCCTGCTGTTTGTCTTATTTTTCATAAATAAACCTCCATACCATTAATTGAAAACAATGTGATATCACGCAACCTGCGCGGCAGTCCGGATTTGGGACACTTGACCAGATGCGTGCCTCCCCGCCAATGGGAACCGATACAGATCACCCCCTTGTACTCAATGATGTCACCTGTGGACAATTTCCAGACACGCAAATCAACCGGCTGTCCGGATTCCAGCAGCCGGATGGCATCAAGCCTATGTATTACCTTTATGCCCATATCACTCAAACGTATAATCAAATGTATTATCAAACACACGTCCGGCACGCGGCAACTGCAAGATATTGTGATTACGCTGCGCATACCGATAAGAGAAAGTAAAGAACGGCAAATGATCCGGATCGTTGCTGCGCTTCGATTCCGACTCGGTGATGGTAACCTCCTTGCCCACTGTCGTACCGTCCAGCAGATAAATCTCTTTAGATCGGAACAAATCATCAAGCCACAACGCCATCTCATGTGTCAACACACCCGTATTGGCCTTGAACACCTTGGTCTCATCAATCCGATAATTACGGAACATGCCATTAGTGTAAGCGGTGGACCGGACGTATTCCGGCTCCAACGCATGAGTTCCGGTACAGTAAACCGTCTCCTGGCACCCGAAAGAATTGGTGAACAACAGAACCGGAGCGACATCGGGCGCATCAGGATCGAGTGAGAAGGTCTGCGTCCGTACTCCGGCATGAATAATATAGCGCACCAGCTCGAAGCCCGGTTTGACCAACAATTCGGGAGAAACTTCTACCGTAACGATCTTGTCCGTATCTGTCACCTGCCGCAAACTCACCTCACGGGTAGACAAACCGTCTTCGTCCCGGTAATAGACACAGGTAGCGGTCACAGGACATGCCTCAGTCGTGACCAGATGCACGAACTCCTTGCGCCCTATCGCCGTAACCTTCTCTCCCATCAGCGTGGACAGAAAATAACCCGCCATAAAATCCGCAGCCGGCATGGAGGACTCGGCAGCACAGAACTGCACCGTAAAGTTTTTATTCTGCTCGGATGATCCGTCCGTTATCCGATAACTGCACCGTTCTATCAGGTTTGTCACCAAATACGGTTCTATCAAGCCCTGCAAATCATTGATGGTTATCCGGCCGGAAGTATCCGGAATGTAAGTTTCGGACAGAATCTCTTTTTCTCCGACCGTCAATGAGAAAACAGCCTTATTCTGATCCGTAGCGAACACCAGCTCGTTCAGTCCGGAACTGAAGGCGTAGGCCGGGATATCCTTTACTAAAACTATCATATAACCTTTTTTTATCACAAAAATAAGGCAAATACCACGGGCAATAAAAGACAAGGACACCCTGTTTCACAACAGAATGTCCCCTATGTAAAATGTATAAAAAAATGTTTCTTATCGACGCATCATCATCCATTTGGGACGATTGTCACTGTCTATATGGATATGATAGCCTGTATCACGCATCGTAGATGCAATATCATTCAAGGACAACTCCACCATATCAGACAAATCATCTTGAATATCTTGTGTGCTTTTCAACAACACACCATCACCATCGGGTTGATCAGCCGGAAGAAATGCCATCAGATATTCAATCAATACATATTCCTCTACACGAGATTGATTGGGAGTAGAATTATTTTTCATGCTTCACCTCCTTTGTAACATAGTCATGCAAAAACGCATCTAATCGGATTAATTGTTCATGATTTATTTCGGATATATCTCCATAATTTTGAGCAAATAAATGGAATTTGATTTCTTTATTACCGTCACTACCTATCTCGACAGTCTTCATTATTGAAAATTCGTCATTCATCGCAAACCTCCTTCCAGCATTTTCGGGTTTGAAGCTTCACAGAAGCGGAACTCGCCGCGTACTGGATAAATATTAACTATAAAAACTGTATTAAATTGATTCTTTTCGGGATAAACTGAGATCTGTATGTAATTACCTCTTAAAACATCCACATGAAGCGGTTTGGTTCTTGGAAACTCTTCATCCAACATGGACGCTTTGGCACGAACAGCCTCAATAAAGGCATCACGTGACAGTTCATCAGGAATCAATACATGAGTGAAAGTGGAAATCCACTGGTTCATAGCCCTGCCTTTATTGTTGACAGACAGGTAAGTTTTGGGTTCATCAATAAAAAATTTCATCTCAGACCT